CTTTTTTTTGTTGTCTTTGCGATAGCCTCTCGAGAATGGCTGCGGATCGTTTGAGCCTTGCCGAGTCGTGAGGAGATCAGAAAGAAGGGAGCAAGGTTTGCGAGGTCTTGCTATCAGCTAAGGAGAAAAATAGTTTTTCCCCGTTAACTAATATAATAATAATCGATTACTAACAAATAGTCCACAGGACTTAGGCCGCCTTAATAATTGTTTGAATATTATTCTAGTAATAAGTTATCTAACTTTTGTATGGGGTAGGGTAGCGGATCGACTAGAATGGCAACAGGTGCCTAGGAACCTAAATATATATTGCTTTCTAAGTCTATTTAACAATAATAGAATACTATTGTGGTTTAGCCTCAACACGAATAGCTAGCTCAGGTGCTTGGATATGAACTTGTTCAACACTTTCACCAATAACTTTACCAATAGAGTCTAAAACTTGAGCAGCAGTTTGAAGTTGACCTTTACGCATAGCTTTTTCGTAAAGTCTTAAGCGAGCAGCTTGTAAACGAGAGAGCATATTCTCCCGATCTTTTTGCCAATCTTCATCAGTCCAAGCATTAACTTGCTTCCAATCACGCCAAGCAGTTGGGATACTAACTCCTTCTCTACTTGCATGATCTAAAACAAGCTGTCTAGCTGGCAAGCCATCCAACTGTCTTCGATAAAGACGTTGTTGTCTAGCTTCTACAACTGCGAGAGAGTTTTTCTGCCCAGTTACTTTACGTTTAGGCTTTGCTGGGACGATTGAATCGCCCATATTTTGAAAACATGATTCAGCCACGGACTGTATCAATAAACTATTAATAGGATAATAACGCTAAGCCTCTCATTTGTAAGACAAAAGGGGGCATAAGTACAAAAAAAGGTTAAATTCATCCATATGACCGTAAAAACAGCACCAGAAATCAATTTACGATGGGCGCAAGGCGAAGTTTTTAATAGTGATAAACGATTCAGGGTATTAGTAGCTGGGAGAAGATTCGGCAAAAGCTATTTAAGTTGTATTGAACTGCTTCGTGGAGCGATTAGCAGACCGGGGGAGACATTTTTCTATTGTGCGCCGACATATCGAATGGCAAAAGACATTGCATGGAAGGCGTTGAAGAAGTTAGTGCCAAAGATATGGATTCAATCTAAAAATGAGACAGATTTGAGACTAGATTTAATTAATGGATCAAGTATTGAGTTAAAGGGAACAGAAAATGCGATGGCATTAAGAGGTCGAAGTTTATCTGGTGTGGTATTAGATGAAGCAGCATTTATGGATTCAGAGGTATGGTTTGAAGTAATAAGGCCAGCTTTAGCAGATAAACAAGGATGGGCGTTATTTATTAGTACACCTGATGGGACAGCGAGTTGGTTTTACGATTTATGGTGTTATGTACCAGACGATCCAACAGAGGAGTGGAAAAGATGGTGTTATACAACGATAGAGGGGGGTAATGTTCCAGCGCATGAAGTTGAAGCAGCAAGAGCGCAATTAGACGAGCGAACATTTAGGCAAGAATTTGAGGCAAGTTTTGAGAATTTAACGGGTTTAGTAGCTGTATCTTTTGGTGATTCCAACATTTCTACGGAAGCGAAAGATATAAAAATTGCACCTTTACTTTTAGGGGTAGATTTCAACGTAGATCCAATGTCAGGAATATGTGCTGTTAAAGATGGAGATATGTTGTATGTGTTTGATGAAGTCATGCTCACAGGTGGGGCAACCACATGGGACTTTGCCGAAGAAGTGACCCGTAGATATGGTGTTGATCGTAGAGTAATAGCATGTCCAGACCCTACAGGTGGAGCAAGAAAAACCGCTGGAATTGGCGCGACAGATCATAGTATTTTAAGAAGAAGTGGATTTAATGTTTCGTCACCCAAAGCACCTTGGAAAATTAGAGATAAGATAACAGCCGTAAACACCGCATTATTAGACGCATCTGGCACAAGAAGAACTGTTATACATCCGAGATGTAAAGAACTAATTAAGTCTTTAAGAACATTAACTTATACACCAAATACAGGTTTACCAAATAAGAATTTAGGAGTTGACCACGCTTTTGATGCCTTTGGTTATTTGTGTTTGCAACAATTCAATTTGGCAAAACCGGAAACTTTAGGGCAGACTGGGTACAGAATTTACTAACCCATTTAAGTTTATGGAAATTACAGAAGAAATGCTAGATGCTATTGAAGCAGTGAAAGGTAAGCGTAATCCTGCCTTGTGGGATCCAAGATGCGAACAATATTTAAGAGAAAAAGGCAAAGGAACAACAAAAACCCCTGTAAAATCAGGCAGCACAAGTTAAACTATTTACATAACCTCTCTTTATTAATTAATCATGGCTTTTTACCGTGGTGAGGAAGGTTCCGTAAAGTTCAAGAACTCAGCTGGCTCAGTAGCGGCTGTCACTTCTACAACAGGATGGAGCCTTAGTGTTTCTAAGGACACACTAGATTGCACAGCTCACGGAGCTACATCACGTAGCTATGTGGGATCTCTAATTTCCGGTACAGGCTCCGTTGAAATTCTGTACACGGCAGCAAGTGGAGATGAAACTGCCAATTTAGTAAACGATGTCTTAACTACAGAAGATGCCGCAGATGCTCTATTTGAGTTATTTTTGGACACTTCAACTAGTAAAAAGATTAGTTTCAGTGGAATCATTACTGGTGCTGAATTTGGCACAACAGTAGGTGATCTTCAAAGTGTAAGCGTCAGTTTCCAAACCAGTGGAGCAATTACTTCTGCTGCTTAGTAGAGGGGTTTAACCATTACAAGGAAAATCTGTGACCTACGCTGTACCGGGCAAATACCCAACGAATATTGTTAGCACCACTTATCAGGGTGGTGTTGACAGTCCTTTTGCTAGAACAAGAGCTGTTTTAGATATGGGGCAAAGTTGGGAAATAATGAAGGCGGTAACGCTTGGGACCGAATATTTACGTAACAATTCGGAATCTTTTTTACCTTTAGAGCCTAGAGAAGATTATCAAGCGTACCAATCAAGAGTAGATCGGGCTGTATTTTCACCCTATACACAACGATTAATTAGAGCTGCTACAGGTTTAATTCTTCGTAAACCAATCACTCTTATTGGTGATCCATACTGGACAGATGTTTTTGCAAAAGATGTTGATGGATGTAAATCAGATTTAGATGAATATGCTCGAAGAGTATTAATTTGCTCTTTAACTTATGGGCAAAGTCATGTTTTAGTAGATTATCCAGCTCCTACAGGAGCATTAAGTCTTGCAGAAGAAAGAGCTTTAAATAGAAGACCCTATTGGATTGAAGTAGATCCAATGAATATTTATGGTTGGAGATTAGATCGTGAAGTGAATTATGGAAATTTAATTCAAGTTCGTATTGGGGAACAAGCTGTTGTTCCTTCTGGGGAATTTGGGGAAGAAGTATTTGACCAAGTACGAGTAATAGAACCCGGAAAATATCGTGTTTATAGAGATAAAGAGAAAAATAAAGATTTGTATTGGAAAGATTCTTCTTATGCGGGTAATTTTAACGCTCCAGCAGGTGAACAAGAGTTTGATTTAGTTGAAAGTGGTGAGTTTTCGTTAGGAGAAGTTCCTTTAGTCACTATTTATTCAGGCAAAACAGACACAATGACTAGCAAACCACCTTTGCTAGATATTGCTTATTTAAATCTTGCTCATTTCCAAAGACAAGCTGACTTAATACATAGTTTGCATGTAGCCTCACAACCAATGCTTGTATTGGAGGGTTGGGACGATCAAACAAAAGACATGTCAATCAGTGTTAACTACGCAATGGCAACCCAGCCGGGTAACAAGGTTTATTACGTTGAACCCGCATCAAGCGCATTTGAAGCACAAACGTCTGAAATCCAAGAGTTACAACTCCAAATGGCAACACTTGGTATTAGCACGCTTTCGCAGCAAAAATTCGTTGCAGAATCAGCGGATGCGAGAAGGCTTGATCGCGTGGATACTAACTCCATGCTTTCGATGGTTTCGCTCGAATTAGAACAGAAACTACAAAAAATCTTCGATTTATCTGCTGATTACTTAGGTTTAGAACCTCCTGAAGTTAAAATTAGCCGAGATTTTGATATTGATAGATTAATTGGACAAGATATAACTGCATTGACTTCTTTATTTGATCAGAAAGTGATAGATAGGGATGAATTTAGGCAAATTTTGGTTCAAGGTGAAGTGTTACCAACAGCAAATGAGCCTAAAGTTGATTAATACATTAGAATAATACTGAGTTAATTTTTTACTATGTCTACAGGCGACTTAGATTCAGGGACAACAGCAGAAGCTTTAGAGGCTGTTTTTGCTCCTAAGCCAAAAGCCAAAGCAAAGCCAAAAGCACCTGCAAAACCTGCAAAACCTGTTGTAAACACTGAGGAAACTGAAGATTAATTATGGTTGAAGAAAAAGTCATTCAGCCTGAGTCCGTGACTCCCGCTGAACAGCCCGTGGCTGAGACTCCCACAACTCCAGCCCCAAACTTAGATACTGTTAAAGCAGAATACGAATCTCAAATTTCTGCTTTAAAAACTCAGTTAAATGAAACTGAGGATAAATTTAAAGGTATCAAGGGAAAACTTGATGATGTCTACAAAAAACAAGATGAACAAAGGAAAAAGACCCTCGAAGACCAAGGCCAATGGAAAGACTTATGGGAAGAAGCGAACCAAACAGCACAAACCAAAGAACAAAAAATAACAGAACTTAATCGTCAACTAGAAGAATTAAAAGCTTCTAATGAAGCTGAAACTGCAAAAACAGCAGCATTAGCAGCAATTAGTGATTCTGGAGCGATTAATGCAGAGCAAACACTTTCTCTTCTTCAAAATAAACTTAAGAAGAATGATAACGGTCAAGTTGTTGTACTTAATGGAGGAGTTGAACAAGATTTAACAGCATATATAAGTAACTTAAAGAACCCCGGAAGTGGGTGGGAGCATCACTTCAAACCCAGCAGTGCAGCAGGGATGGGTGCTAAACCTACTCCTACTTCTACTGTCTCTCCGGGCATGACTAATCCCTGGAAAGAAGGTAGTATTAACCTAACAAGGCAAATGGCCCTTGAAGCTACCGAGCCTGATCTTGCAGCGGTGCTGAAAAGAGAAGCTCAAGCCAGCTAATTTCTGTGAAATTGGCAACCGAGTCTGTGACTTGGACCCCGTAAAATCAATCCCCATTATTTGAAATGGCAGCCCCGTTTCAGAATTATTCCGGCGGTGTCCTTCTTGCGGACATCGTAAAAAGGAATAATCTATCTCGCTATGTAAGTGAGGCAATTAAAGAGCGCAGTCTTTTTGTAAAGAGTGGCGCAGTTGTTCGTAGTCCTTTCCTTGATGCAAAGGAAGGCGGAACACGTATTCAAGTTCCTGAGTTCAACCCAGTAGCACCTACCGAAGAGGTAATGACAGGTGCAGCCAACTGGGGTACATCTACTGGTGGTTATTTAACACCTCAGAAGATTGGTACAGCAACTCAGATTGCATCTATCTGCCACAGAGGTTTTGCTTATGCGGTTGATGATGTAGCAGTTTTAGCTGCTGGTGAAGATCCAATGCTTCACATTCGCAACCAGCTTGCAGATGCAATCAACAAGTTAAACAGCCAAAGACTTTTCTATCAGTTACACGGTTTATTTGGTACAGCTCTAACTGCTAATGCTGGTGACTATGCGGTTGCTGCTAGTTCAGGACAAGCTGAAGCTAACTATCTAACAGGTGCAAACGTAGCTAAAGCTCGCGCACTTCTTGGAGAGCGCGGCGATGAGTTGGATACAATCATCGTTCACCCAAATGTAGGTTTCTACCTCTATCAAGTAGGACTTTTACAGTTCTCTACTGCCTCAATGGTTTCTTCTGGAGCTATTACTTGGGGTGGCGGCGGTGCTGGTGTTGATGCTAAGAGCATCGGTACTTTTGCTGGCTTGAATGTAATCATGGATTCTCAGGTGAACGCAGTTCAGCCTGGTTCTTCTGGTCACATCAAAGAGTACTACTGCTATTTGGTTAAGTCTGGAACAATCCTTGAGGGTGTTCAGCAGGATCTACGGATTGAAGCTGATCGCAACATCCTTTCTAAGCAGGATGTTCTATCAGTTGATTACCACACTGCGTATCACATTATGGGTACTAAGTGGGGCAATGCTGCTGACAACCCAACCAACAGTGTTCTTGGCAATAAGGACAACTGGACAGCGACTTATGACGTTGACCTAATTCCTATGGTTCAACTAACTGTTAACACTCCGCTAGATACATCCACACTTTGATCTAGTGTGAACTGGATCTTCCGTAGGATCTGCAAAACAAAAGGCCTCACTTTCGGGTGGGGCTTTTTTATGTCGCTATGATATAAAGGAGGTTTACTAATTACGTTGTGGCCGCAGCTATTCATGCCACGTTAAAAGGAGCAAACTCTAATAGTTATGTGACTTTAAATGAGGCCGATCTGTATTTTGAAACCGTTCCAAGTGAAACAGATTGGGATGACAAGAGTGATGATGCAAAAAGAAGAGCATTAATTTCTGCTTGTCGTTGGATAGATAGTCTTAATTTCTATGGAGATCGTTGTGATGATGGTCAAGCATTGAAATGGCCAAGAGATAATTACACTGTTGATGGTGTAGACCTAAAGTGTGAAACCATTCCTGATGGAATTAAATATGCTCAATATGAATTAGCACGAGCATTAGCAAATGACACAGATGCAATGACTGGCAATAAAGGTACTGACGGAACATATGAAGAAGTGAAACTAGGTGATTTACAAGTGAAATACAACACCGATAGTCAAGGTATCGGCACTGTTAACAATGTATTCGACGTTTATCCTTGGCTTCAGTCCTATCTTGGTGCTTATTGCCTTGGTGGGTCTGGTTCTTATCAAGTTAGAGTAGTAAGAGGCTAATAAAATGGCAGGAACATTAGATTCTTTATTTAAAGATGCTGCAAAAAAAATTGTGGCAGATTTTGGAACAGCTCTAGATACAACAGTGACTTATACCCGTAAAGTTGCTGGCTCGTATAACACAAGCACAGGTGTTTTAAGTACAACAGATACAAGTTATTCAAATATAAAAGTACCGATTGAATTTATTAAATCAGATGAAGATGACGGGAGAGAAATAAGAGAAGCAAAGGTTTATGTAACGCCCGATTTAATTGGAGATAATCAACCTACTTTTCAAGATGAAATTATTTTGACTTATGCTGG